AGCGCGCGTGCCGCTGCGTTGCAGATGTTCTGCACATCCTCGATGATCTCCGGGATACCGCGGCCCCAGAACGCGCCCGGAGTCTTGATGAACGATGTCTTCGTGTACGGCTTCTCACCGAGCGGATCGGAGTTCAGCACGGCCTTGATGACGTAGTTACCTACGAGCCAGACGTTAGCGTCATATTCTTTGGCTTCGTCGGGTACTTCTTCAACACTCATACCCCACTCGCGAAGCATCTTGCCGCTAACCTTGCCCCAGAACTCAAGGGCATCGTATTGCTGGTTAGGTCCGAACTCAGTGTGGAACTTCTTTTCCTGATCTTCCTTCTGGAGTTCGATGTCGTTGTATATCCACGTAGCTCCCGGGCCTGTATCCAACACAAGGCGGATAGCGTCGGAGTCATACCCGGTTACCCCGATAAGGTCGGCTAGGTCTGATCGGCTAAGTTTGTGGTGTTCGAAGAGGTACCCGTCGTTGACATGCGTAATCCCCGGTTCCGGGTAAATGCGGAACGGGTCAACGCGCTCGTACTCGGGTGCGAGACGCTCTTCGGGAACTACAAGCATACTCCCATCGGGTTGAGACTTATACGTCAACGTGCGCTGACGACGGACGACCGGGCCTTTAATGAAGGCGCAAGGGAATGTAACAAGGTCCGTAATGAACTCGTTAACCGTCTCAATCCAACCGCCTTCGGACAGCTGGTCACTGATCTTGTTCTTCATCCGGTCTGCCCTGTCTTGGGCCTGCTGGAGTAGTTCGAACCGGTATTCCTGCTCCATCATCGCGCGGATGCGTTCAGCGTCAAGCGAGTTAGGCAGTGCACCAGATTCTTGGAGCACCATCATTAACTGCTCAGCGAACTGCTTTTCGACCTGTGCCTGCTGTGCCGGATTGAGGTCCGGCAAGGGAGTAGGCTCGAGGTCCCATGGAGGTTCGCCGCTATCAAGCAGAATGTCCCGCAGCCAGCTTTCGGCAGCGCGACACTTGACCTCGGTAATCATCATGTAGACTTCAGAGCCGCCGGTATCGCGAATCTTAGACAGCTTATCGGCTTCGTATACACCATTACGCTGACGCAGAGCCTTAAGCATATCACGCTGGATGGGCAATTTAGCCATCCGGGCTGCTTCCCAGCAAGTGTGGATATACCCGGTGATGCCGATAAGCAGCGGAGTATTCTGCGACGCCATTGCCGCCCTCTCACGCTCAGCATTTGCTTGCTTGTCGAGGTCTGCGTTGCTTACTACACGCAATATAGATGTGGAAATAGCGGACATTAGCTACGTATACCTCTCTCTGCGGTTTTAGTAAAGGTGCCCCTCGCTAGGTAGGAGAAGACCCAGCGAGGGGCTAGAAGTCGGAGCGCACCGGGTGGGAGGAGGCACCCTAACACTCAACAACTCCTACTCGGTAAACCAAACACGTCAGGGTGCTTTAACTAGGAGTCTTCCCTGCAAACATCTCCCTCACTGTTTGCCAACTGAACTGGGCGATCATCTCCCTGACCTTGGTTACCAGTGGCGGCAGAAACACCAGTGTAACTAACCCCGTGGCAAACACAATCCCTGCACTGGCGTGGTGATTATCCGGTGCGATAATACTTGCGGCGTAGGGACCGAAGAACGTCGCGGCAAGTGTGCCGCAGATGATGCCGATGATTGCTTCGGCTTTGCCTTCCGGCTTGAGTACGTAGTACGTTGCGACAACTGATCCGGCAAGGCCGGGTAGTATTTTGAGGGCTCCCGCCCAAAGAGGTTGGTTTTCCGGTTGGATGTCAGCCATTGCTAGTCCTCTAAGTGCGTGACAAGTTCGTCATGTCTTAGGGCGCACCGATGGTATGGCCCGGACCAATGTGAGACTACATACTTGACTATTGCGTTAAGTTGGGCCTCGCCGTCAAGTCCCTCCCAAACATCTTTTTGGATAACGAGCGGTGCAAGCTCTTTATCACAGCGCAGCATGGCCGACGGCGGAGGCGGCTTTATGGGCCGCGTATCCTCAATTACTGTCGGTGGAACCGCGGGCTGCGTCGTTGAGCACGCCGATAACGTCGTAACTAATACTGCAATCGCCAGTGACAGGGACAGGTTTTTCAATGATCTTCTCCACTACGCGGTAAGTATTCTGTACTTCGCGCTCGAGCGCTTGGTTCGTAAGCCTGTTCTGCTCTTCCCACTGCGCAATTAGTGCGGAGTTGCGGAGATTAATATCCGCAAGTTGCTTCACGACTGCCGCGTTGCCCTCTGCTTTTTCTTTTTCATACCGTGCTTCGCACGCAGCTTTGCCGTCCGTACGGCCTCGAAGATAAGAAACAGACAGACAAAACGCCAGCACGGCAGCGAAGATGGCAAGCATCATCGCATTAAGTTTTACCCATGCCCAGAGACGAACAAGCTTAGTCACGTAAAGCTACGCGGATATTCAGGCTATCCCCGGTGCCGCCAGTTACAAGCGGTTTGATGTAATTTACAGCCGTCTCAAAGAAAAACACATCCGCGGATGTGTCAGAGATCGCGTTACCTGCAGTGTCACGCAGCGTTACGTATGTCGTACCGTCAACTGACCCCTGAAGTACAACTGTCGCCCCACCGAACGTGCCGTCAAACTGGACAGCCCCGCGGGACGACTTTCCGCCGTTAAGAGCGTATGCAATCTCGGTATCCGCCGTAGAAACAGCCGACCATGTTACCGTCGGGCCTACCGTATTTGTGAATGTAGCGCTTTTATCTGGCATGACTACTTAGCTTTCTTTTTTGCTGTCTTGGCGCTTCTCTTAAAGTCTTCGTCAGTCGGAGCGCCTTTAGCACCGGGCTCACGCATTTTCTCGCCGCGCTTACGCTTGGCGTGTATGTTGGCGTAGAGACCCGGCTTGCTCATTTCTTTTTCTTCTTCTTAGCCATGCACATGCCAGCGGCTTTGCACTTGGCAGGGGCGGGGCAGCTGGCGCAAGGCTTGAACATAGCGCCGGATTTTCCATAGGAGTTTTTCATGTTTGTCACCATTTCACTTTATCTGCCCAGTAGGCGGCGGACAGTTTGCCTTTGTCGATGTTCTCTGCGTGGCGAGCTTTAAAACTCTCACGCCGTTTGCGTTCTGCCTCAGACTCGCCTTTTTTCTTAGGCGAACCGCTTACACCCTGCTGGCCGAAGCGGATAGTTTTGACCGTGTCGCCTTCTTTGGCTACGACAACGTGTGACTTTGTGGGGTGTGACGGGGTGCGTTTAGGCTTGTTGTATCCCTCTACACCTGCGCGTTCCAGTCGGGGGTCACGTTCTTTTGACATAGTTACTTGCCCGGTCTCACAGCAAATCCGCGAGCAAAGTTAAGTTGTTCTTCCGCCAGTTCTCTGGCTGCTTTGTTTCCCGCTTTGTTAATGTGGGTATCGGGAATGTGACGCATTTTTTCGTAATGATTAGCTGTTTGAGCAACGTATTCGAGGTCTCCTTCTCGAAAGCTCTTACGCTTTGCGTCTGCCTTAGACCCAAAGTCCTTGGCCGTTGAGATGACCTTGCTGGCGTAGTTCCTGATCTTGGACGGTTTCATTGCTCGTCTTTCGGCGGGAGGTCACGGGCAGGCTTGTTTCCGGGTGTCCGGTTGCGCGTAAGAAACTTGTAGATATTAGCGCGCTGCGTCCATCCGACGAGGATCACAACCGCGAGGAATAGGAGAAAGCACATAACAGGGCTCCTGTAAGTTATCTGTTCTTAACATAAGTGGTCATGTCGTCAAGTACTAAGTCCATCCGCCTACGTCCACCTGCACCACGGGGCGGGAACCGGTCAGGGCGAGACCACCCGACGCACTCGCAAGGTGGAGCATGAGATACTGCAGCGCCTCGGCTACGTGGCTGTGCTCGTTCTTGTCGATGGCTTCCGTCTTTTCCTTGAACCGGTACCCGCCCATCAGGGCTGCCTTAAGTCTCATGCAGCTGGGGTCCATGAGCAGCCCCGGCTCGCCGTCCACCTGACGCATGAGGAAGTCATCGACGGAGTTAATGCGTGCCGAGATGTTGTTGGTCTTTGCTGCGATAACCTTAAGCTGCTCGGCCTTGATAATATCAACAACCGACCGCTCATCAGTCTGCGCTCTCTGCACCCCCGCGGGGTCAACCACGATGAGCACTGGTGCCCCGGCAAACTTCTCGTACAGCAGCGGTTTAAGCATAGTCCGCACAAACCTTTGCATACCCATGTCAAAGCTCACGCACTCCGCAAGGATAAGCGCCCGGCCCCTCGGGTCCATCTGGCCGACCACAGCAGCTGGCGTAAGTCCGCAGTCTATCCCGATAACGAGGGGGCGCACCGATCCTTGGATGAACCTGAGCGGCTGCTTCGCAATGTGGTAGTCCGGCTTGAAGTACTTGAACACTGGCTTGCCTGCACTGGAGAGGCCATACTCGCCGTCGATGAATACCCGGATGTACTCGTCGCTCTTGCCCTGTGTGTCGTAGTACCCGTCCGGCAGGTTCTCCACGTTCTCGGCATACGGACTACGGCCAGATGGCTGGTGGAATACTTCCCAGCCGTTATCGTACGCGCTCACACCATCTGCAGGGTTGATGTGCTCCATCATGTAGTAGTGGTAGGTATCCATTACCGGCGGGTTTGTATCCATGAAGATACCGTGCCATGTCGGGCCGCCTTCCCGCTTTGAAGGATATCTTCCTACGCGTTTCGACAGCGCGTCCAGAATGTCCGGGTGGATGTCCCGGCTCTCGTTCACCCACGCAAACGTCGCCTCGAGCGAGTTCAGGTTTGCCACATCGTCGCTGTCGTCCAGAGCACGGAACATAATCTCGCACTCGACATCGCCCAGCTTGAACAGGTAAGTCTTGATCGTGCGTTTGTACTCTCCGTACACACCCTCGGGAAACCAGTCCATAAAGGTCTTGAGGGTTGTATCCTGCAGCTGGCGGGCTGTCTGGCGGACCACGATGCAGCGCGAACGTCGAATCCCTGCGGCATCCGGTTCCTGCATAGCCGCACGCCGCACGACCTCGAAGCAGCAGCACACCGACTTACCTGAGCCGACGGGGCCTTTGATAACCCGCATCTTCGAGTTGCTGAGCATGAAGCGCTCGGCAGTCTTGGTCGGGGTATAGTTCCTTGATTGCGGGTGTACTGCCTGCCTTGCCACTAGTTCTTAACTCCGTAGGGGAACACCAGAAAGAAGCGTGCGTGCCGCTTAGGTTTCGCCTTAACTATCTTTACCCTAGCGGCGTATCCGTTATCCTGCAACAGGCGTAAAACCCGGTTTACCTCGTTAAGTGACTGGCATCGAATGGCTGGGTGACCATTGAATCTGGTCAGCAGCACGGCTTACTCTTCGTCGTCATATCCGGCTTGGGCGATAGCCTGCCGGTCAGGTGTGATATTAACCATCTGCATTTCCTTGCTGGCCCCTGTAAAGTTAATCGTGACCGAAACGCCGCCCGTGGTGTTAACACCCTGTACTGGTGCTGGCGCGTCGTAACCTGCCCACTTTACGGTAGACTTGATGAGGTCTGCCTTAACGGATGCCGGAACGTCCGGGTCTTGGGTCATTATGTAGGACGTGCGGAGAAGTTCTTCTGCCTGCACACGGGCTTTGAGCTTGAACGCCAGCCCCTTCTCCCGGACGTCACCGCGGTACTCATCCACGGTCCTGAGAAAGTTCTTGTCCGCGGAGAACTCTTCGAGGTCCTCTTTCTTGAGGCGGTTGCTTTCAAGCAGTTCTTCCACGGTCCCCAGCCCACTCTCGAGGACAAGGGCTAGGTCCAGTGCAATTTTGTTATTCCACTCGGTATGGCGCAAAGGCGGGTCTCCTTGCTTGGGGGATATAACCTGCCGGAGACTAAGGCGCAAGTAGGTGTGCAATGTGCGATATCGTGTAAACAAATTTGTTTTTTGGCACCTTGTCGTAAAAACGGTTTGGGCTTTCCGAACGGGGCCGTGTAAACTAATTTGAATTTTTGGTCCTTGTTGTATGAGGTTTACGTATCCGGGTGGGGGTCGCGCGCGCGTGGTCCAGCCGCCCGGGTGCCCCCCCGTGTGCCCACGCGCTCGCGCCTGCCCGCGCGCGCTAAGCGCGTGGGGGGCGGCGGCTTGACTTATTGGGAGAAAAATGGTCTATTGATTGTGCCGAGGGGATGTCCCTCCCGGCGGTTGTTTGACAATCCAGCACTGACGAAAGGTACGACTCTCATGTCGCGCAAATACCAGACTACGCTTGCAATTGACCTTAACACAAAAGGCGAGATTGAATTGGTTAAAGATGCCGAGAACGGCAAGCTCGACCCCGCAAACGCCGCGGAGATTCTCGCCAAGCTTGACGAAAAAAGCAAAGAATACAAAACAAAAGTCAACAAGTGGTGTTACTTTTCTGCAAAGCCTGACGGCACGTCATATGACTTTGCAGACAAAAAAGGCCGCGAAGGCCGCGTCCCGGTTATCCTCGCAAATCGCTTCGGCAAGCCTTACGTGGCCATGATGACGCCACAGGCAAGCCCAGCGAAAACAGGCCCGCAACGCAAGCGTCTGGTCTAACCCTACCGAGCCCAGCCCGAAAGGGCTGGGCTTTCCCTTTCCCCTCAAGCCCGAAAGGCTCCCCTATGTTTATCGTTATCGACAAGCGTTACCGCGAGATTGCCCGCACCCCTGATGCAAGTCAGGCAATGGGCCTTAAAAAGTACTTCAACGATACGCACGCGTACAAGGCTCTCCAGCCATTTGGCGTGTCTTATCTCCCCGAGCGTATGCTCCCGGAAGTCTTGAACGTCATCCCCTTCCCCAAGCGCCGCTAAGCGCCTCGCCCCTGCCCGGTTAACCCCGGGCAGGGGCTTTTCTTTGCCTTGTGTTCTGCCTCTCTCGCCCCCTCGCCCCTCCAGCTCTCCAGCTGTGAGGGGTTTTTGCTGTCGGTTCAGCAGGCACTGCGCGCCGACTTGCGCTACGCGTTCTGTGGCTGCGCGCTGCGCTTGCCATTCGTCGGGGGGTCATAGCTCATCAGCAAAGCGGCGCTGTCATCGCGCGCTTACAGGCTGATCTATTGGGGGTTATAGCTGTTGGCTATGACTGATGGCTCAGAAAAGTGTAATAAAAACAAGTACTTACACGATATGATCCGTACACGGAAGTAAACAAACATTAACGCAAACTTAAAACGCGCAAGAACGTTGTAGCAACAGATTAAGGCAACGCTGCCTTAATGGTTACCTTTACTAATTTTCATTAACTTTATCTAAAATCTCTATCTAAAACCGCCTCAATTGTGGCGAAATTGCCTTAATCTACCGGGTTAATGCGTATATTTTTAGATAGTTTACTGAGGCCACTTTACACGGCCATGCTGTAAACTTTTGGGGAAAGGCCAGTAACCACAGGGCATCCAGCCGATGTGTGCTCTATTATTAATAAATTAGTTAACTCAATTATATATAAAAATCCGTCAAAAAAAAAGTTTACTTCCCCCCGCGTGAGACCCCGGTTAACGAAGTGTTAATGAGGAGAGTGCACGCCCCTTCCCCCCTCATCCAACCCCCAAAAGTTGCCGTGTTAACTAAAAAACACATAGATTTTTAGATAGTCCTTACGAATCAAGGCACTAGAAAAGATAAAGTTAATAAGATCATCGATTATCGATAATATAATTAACCCCTATTTTAGATATTTACGCCGGGAATCAGTTTACTTACGCGGTTAACGCCGGTTCATCGAAGCACACTTGAAGCAAAAACCCCCTTGACGTCGCCGGGCCGCCGGGGTATGGTTCAGCCGCCGCGAGGTGCGGCCCGGCCTCTATAGGCCGCCATGTAAACTCTCAGGAGTACTCCATGACATACTACACCCTCCTTATCCACGACATCGGTACAGGCTGGGCTCCTCAGTGGGGCTCATACAGCAGAGCTGAAGTGTACGCAGAGCGTGAGGACTATCATTACTCACAAGGTATCCGCCTCAAAGACATGCGTATTGTAGCTACAGATGACACTCAGGAAGCTAT